CCACTATAATTTTTTTGATTAATTACGTAATCAAATATAAAACTTTCAAAAGTTTTATGTGTTCCCATTAGGTCTCTATCGAAATAATAACTATATGAGCTTAAAACTTTTTCATATGGGTTTCTAACAAATGAAAAACTAAAATAATCGTTTAAATTTTTTATGTCTTTAGCAAATTCATGGTTTGCCCAATCTTCTGGGTCAACTATGTTTGTTTTTTGAACAGAAACACACCCCGTTTTTGGTATCCCCACAAATAAAAATTTCTTATTCATTTTTTTCTTTTTTAAATAACCCCGTTAATATCGATCCCGATTCACTTAAACATTCAATAGTTTTAAAACCACATTTTTCTAATAAAATTGGTAATGTTTTTTCATCATAATACGCAACATGTGTTGAATCGTTATATGACTTTTTATATGGTATTGAAATAATAAAATAACCATCATTTTTTAAAACATTGTATAATTTATTTAATACATGTTCGATATCATATTCATATATGTGTTCTATCGTATGAAAAGAAACGATAGTATCAAATTTCTTATCAAATTGATAATCCATTATGTTACCACGTAAAAAATCAATCTTACTGTCTTTATATTGTTTCTTTTTTGTGGTATACCCAACTTTAATCGCCTCAAGATTAATATCTAAACCATATGTATAAGTAACATTCTTATTATCACAAATAAAAAATGTTGTAGATCCATGGTTACAACCAAAATCCAAAACAACACCTTTTATTTCGTTTTTATATCTTTTTAAAACATCATTATTAAAATGAAACTCCCAATCTTTGGGGTTTGGTCTTGATGTGATATAATTTTCTTTTTTCAGATATCTTTCCATTATAGATCCCCTGTCATTCTTTCACACCAACCTTTAGATTTTGAATGTGGCCAAACAACCCATCTAACAGGTTTTTCTTCAACCTCAAATGAACGCCAAATTTTATGATACCCATCAGCTTTAGATACCACTTTTAATCTTTCAATCTCTTTCTCATCGATATCTTGTCTGTGAATTGTTTCATTCTTACTATTCTCAAATGCAACTACCCAAAAATCATAATCAGGTTCAGGTACTCTCTCGAAACCTAAATCAATACAATGTTTGAATAATTTCAATAACGATGCATCAAAATCTTCGTCACTTAGTACCGGGTTTGGTGGGTGTTTATAATCTAATGTAAATTGGGTAATTGCTCTTTTACCGAAATCGAGTCCGGCATATTTTTCATAATCACGTAATGTTCTTACTTTACCAAAATCGTAAATACCAAAATCAACACCTTCTCTCGTTAAACCATCCATTTGAAATAAAGTACGATTTCTTAAATGTGATTTAGTATTTGTGTCATGCCATGTTGAACCATTATCATCCCAATGTTTTGTTCTACCTTTTCTGGTATACTCATGCCAAGCAACAACTTTATGTGGGTGAAATAAATCATAACCCCATGTATATGCTCTTACGGCAATTGATATTTCCTCACCGTGGAAATATAATTGTGGGTCATGTGGAACTTCGATTACAAATTGACCTAATGTGAATGTGAAGTGAGCCGAGTAAAATCTTGAGGGAACTGGTTCGGTTAAAGTTTTCCATTCATCAATTGATGCCGGAATAAAGAATACAGCACCTTCAGGAATAAACCTATCGAAATTCATTTTCCAAGGTATATTAATTCTACCTGCCGGGTCATTTTCAGGATCATACGATGGTATGTAACCTGTTAACAATGGTTTTTCGTGTCCTTTTGATTGTAATTGTTCAATCATTTCAATACAATCTACATCCCAATTAGGAGCAAATCTATGATGTGAATCTAATTGTAGTGTATAATCTTCACCGTCATATTGTGTTTGTAAAAGGTTTCTTGCCCAACAAGCTCCTTTTGAATCCACATAATTAATATCGATTATTTTAAATCTTGGGTCGTCTTTAAACTCATCAAGATTATCCCACTCATCAAGTGATGAATGTTGCCATGTTATTGAGAACACTAAATTTTCGGGATATTTTGCTTTTTCAATACAATCTCTAAGTGTTGGTAATAATTCGGGATCTCTATAAGATGCGATTTGAATAAAAATTTTCTTTTCCATATTATTTTTTTATACGAAAATATAGTAAATTAAAATTTAATTAACAAGTATTACTGGTTATTTTTATCTTTTTTTTTATTATATTTACAATAAAAGAGAGATAAATGATAAAAAAATATCAACCAAATATTATTAAATTGGCTAAATTACACATAGAGGTATTAGAATCGTCAAATTTCTTTAAAGATTATGAGATTAAGAATATTGATCTTGTTGAAGAACGGTTATGTGATGAGTTAACTCAAAAGTTTGTTTTAGGTGAAATGATTGACCAGTTTTGTTTTTCTGACGAAGAATATGGCACAATTTTAAAAGAAATAATAACAAAAGATGTTTTTTATAGGTTAAAAGATAAAGGTATTATCAATTCATATTCAGATGAAAATACTGAAGAAGTGTATTTTTTAACAAATAAAGGTAAAAAATATGTTAAAGGTAAATGATTACTCGATTCTAAATTCGGTGTCTGTACCTTTTAATTTAAGATCTTTTTTCATACCATCTCTAATATAACCTCTAATTAATGCTGAAACAGTTGCATTTTTATCATCCGCAATGTTCTCAATTTTCTTAAAATATTTAGGTACAATTCTGAATGATAACATTCTAATTAATTGTTCAGATTTTGGTGTATTCGCTTCACCGGGTTTTGTATGTTCTTGTGATTTTTTACTAGCCATCGTATATATTTTTATATAAATATTTGGTTTTTAGTAAAATTTTCATTATTATTATGGTAATAACAAAAAAAATAAAATTTTTATAATGGCAGAACAAGAAAATAAAAAAACACCAATCAAAAGATGTGAGGAAATGTATCCTCAAATGACCGGAGAATTCAAGAAGATTTTAAATGAACAATATGAAATTTTTTGTAAAAAACAATTAAATTATGGACCGAGTAATATTTCTGGCGGAACATTATTACAAACAAAGGATGAAATTAGATTTTCATTAATGGGACTTTTTTTTAGATTAAATGATAAAATACAAAGAATAAAACAATTAGTTGTTTTAAATGAAAAAGATGAAGTTGGTGAGTCCGTGGATGATACATTTCAAGATTTAAGTATTTATGGTATTATTGCTCAAATAGTAAAAAGACAAAAATGGGGTAAATAATTTTATCGTTTATTCTATTTAGTTATATTAAAGAATTAAATGATAATATATAAAATAACAAACATTTTAAATGGTAAATTATATATTGGTAAAACAATAAAATCATTAGAAATTAGAAAAAATAATCATCTAAAAAACATTAGATCAGGTCATTCATCAAAATTATATAACTCCATACGAAAAAACGGTATTGATTGTTTTTTATGGGAAGAAATTATTAAATGTTATAACATAAATTCTTTAAATGAATTAGAATGTTTTTACATTAAAAAATATAATTCTTTTAAAAAAGGGTATAATATGACTATGGGTGGTGATGGTGGAGACACTATCAGTATGAAATCTAATAGCGAAAAGAAAAAACAAGGTGCTAAATCGGGTAATATTCCATGGAATAAGGGTGTTAATATGAAAGATATCGGATATACTTTTTTCAAAAATAGAAAAAGTAGAAAAAAATTTACAAATATTCAAAAAAAAGAACATTCTTTAAAAATTAAAAATTCCGAAAAATTTAAAAAAGGTATAAAGGAAAGATCACCATCTAAACAAATAATTATTCAAGATGATTTAGGAAATATATGGAACAAATTAAAAGATTTTAAAACATATACTAATTTATCTCGATTTAAAATTATGACACCATTATTAAAAGGTGATTGGAAATATAATGGAAGAATCTATAAAATAATTTATATAAAGGGTCAGAAATGATCCTTTTTTTTGTTTAATAAATAAAATTTGATATTTATTTAAAAACGAATAAATGAATTACAATCACCCCACATTCCTTTATTTTCTTGATACTGTTACAAATAGTATTTTGAAACAAATACCGATTAAAAACTACTTTAAGTTAAGTGATGACAAACAATTAGGGTTAGAGTATGCTGTATTCATGTTAATGAAATCATCTGTTAAAAATAATACTAAAATGACTGATGAAGATTTAATTAGTTTTATAACATTCTTATGGAAAAGAAATGAATCTGATGAAAATTATGAATTGGCAGCTATTCT